GGGAAGCCGTCGTGCTTAATGGTACTGCGCTCTCGACCGCACCAGACGTCACCGTTGCCGCTCTTGTGGCTTTGACGGGCGTCCATACTCGGGGAATCCTTTTAGATTCCGGTGTTGTCACTGTCGTTATCGGTGTTGGCTCTACGACAGGAACATGGAGGCATCACCTGAGATGGCGTCCATTACGTCCAGGCGTGACGGTGATAGGTACATAAATGGGGACAGTCACTGCATTTGGTGATCTAGCAGCTTTTTTCCTAGAAGTCTCTCAGGGGAAGATTCCCGGGAACACCGGGGTTAGGCTGATCATGAGAAATCCGTCATTAGGAACGGGTTTTGAGGATGTATGGGGACCGGGTGGGATACAAACTAAACCCACAGCTACTGAAACACTAGAAGTGCTCAGCGATTCTGCAGAAGATGATACGGGCGGTTCAGGCGCAATTAGTGTTTCTGTCATTTCTTTAGATGATCAGTATAAATGTCAAGATGCGGTGACCGTCAATTTAGATGGCGTTACGCCGGTCGCAGTGCCTGGAAGTCATTTCCGCGTACTACTGACTTCGGTTTCATCATCAGGAGTAACCGACAAGAACGTAGGAACTATTACTGTCCGCGTGTCTGGCGGCGGCGCTACAAGATCACAAATACAGCCGACTATTGGTGTAAGCCAAGATGGGCAATTCACGATGCCTGCGAATCGGACGGGATATCTAATTCAAACCGTTCCTTTCTATCCTAGAGGCGAAAGCGGCACAATTAAAGGTGTTGTCAATGACCCTGATATAGACACAGAAATCACTGGATTGGTCTGTCCGTTTTATCAAGACAATATCAGCTTAGACGTGATGCTTCCTGGAACGATTTCAGAGAAATCTGATTTAACATTCAGAGGTAATTCTTTCAATGATGACATTGACTTGGTGGTTCTATCAACACTTTTAATTGTGGATAACATCATTGTCCCGCAGATTGAAAATACTGTATTTGGGTTTAGGGGTCTTTGATGGTTGCCCGAATAGGTAGAAACCAAAACTCAAACCCTGTAGCTGATAATAAAACCGCTATCACAGTTAATGATACGACCGCTGTTACATTAGATGCGGCGGATACCAGTAGAATATTTTTTGAAGTAAGCATTCTGCCCAAATCTACTGATGTGTGTGTTTTCATAAGATTATATCCTGCGTCAGATGACAACATTGAGCGAGGCGTTTGGATAGGAAGATTTAATTTTGCGAACGATGTGTTTTTTAGGCCGTTTTGGAGAATGCCAGCAGATAACATTTGTCCAGACGAAATAAGCGCTATTTTGCTGTCTGGAGATCCTGACGAGAATGTATACGTGGTGACATATTGATTCCACAATTTTATTAGCAAGGTGAACTATGAGACCGCAAGTTATATCAACAGTAACTTTAACAGACGATGCGAACGGCATTTGCATTGATCAAACCACTGGCGCAGCTGCGGACTTAGTCCTTAATGGGGTTTTAGTCACTGCGGGTGTAGCTACCATTGCAGAAGCTCAAATTGTCGCTATCGAAGGATCGGGGAATAATGCAGGGATTAATTTTACGGTGTCAGGAACGGATGCTGATAACAATACCGTGTCTGAAACCATCACAGGCCCAAACAATAGCACGGTAAAAACGACTGTGTTTTTTAAGACTGTAACCCAGATAGCAGCCAGCGCGGCAGTCACCGGGAACGTAGAAGTCGGGGCTTTAGAAGCTGATGGCGCAGTCACGCGGTCTATGAGAGTCAATTACAAGCAGAGTGATTTCAAGCTGGGTATTTTTACGGACATCACGGGAACCTTGACCTATACAGTTGAACATAGTGCAGATGATCCAGCAGACACTTACACAACTAGTTACTCGACTGATGCAACATGGAGAGCGACCACAGGATTGACGACTAGCGCGGTGACTGCAGAAGGAAACATAGCCTTCCCAGTCCAGGCAGCGAGATTAAAGATCAACACCTACACGAGCGGGACGACGAAATTAACACTACTTCAGGGCAGTTAAATGACCGGTACGGTATCAGTATTAGAGCACAACATTCTAGGTCCATTTAAGGTTAATCGGGCAAAGGCCGATATTTTCGATGGAACCACGACGGCCCTTTTCACCATTACGGGCGGAAAGTGTGCGATTACCAGCGTGATCATGGAGGTCAAAGATGCTGCCCTGGGAGCAGTGGCTAATAATGTAAAGCTTGTGGCTAATCCAACGACCGGAACGAGTACTGACATGTGCGCAGTCACAGACACAACGGCAGATGAGGAAGGCTCTTTATACACGATTAGCGGCACCCTTGCAGACGTCTTAGCAGGCGGAGTAGCGGGAGGGTCCACTAACATGGCAGCTCCTATAATCGTTAATACTGGGACTATCGACCTCTCCAGCAGTGGAGATAACGGAGTGACTAATGGTGCGACTGTACAAGTTATTATTTTTTACGAGCCTGTAGACGATGGCGCAAACTTATCGGCAACATAGGTGATTTATGATTCGCCGAGGCAAAAACAGATACATCGAAGGAGATTACAACGTAATTTCTGACTACTCGGGGCAGAAGTTAAAGCGCTCACAGTGTCGCTTTACCTGGGATGGATTTCTTGTTGGAAAAAGTGAATGGGAGCCCAAGCACCCTCAGATCGATATCAGACCAAGAAGCGAGAAAATAGGCGTCCCAGATGCACGCCCGCGACAGCCTGACACGTTTTTTACGCCCACCAGAGATGAATTATGACGAGCCCTGTTTTAACCACGACTGCGCTAGAAATTATTCGTGGCGCACTGCAAGATGTCGGGGAAATTGATTCAAGTCAGCCAATACCTCCTGTTCAATTCAGTGATGGCCTTAGAGATTTCAACTATATGGTCAAGTCCTGGCAGAGCCAGGGTCTACACTTGTGGACAAAAACCGAAGGCATATTGTTTCTAGATATTGGGAAAAAAGATTATAAATTAGGCCCTACCGGAGACGAAGCCACAAACGCCGACGATTTTATAAACACAGAAATGGCTGTTGCTGGCATAGCGTCAGATCGAACACTAACCTTAGACTCCACTACCGGCATGACCGGAGCTACAGACATCCTGGCGTCAGACCCTTCTGAAAGCACTCAGGGCTGGACAGTTGTTGCTGGGACTCTCGCTATAGTAGCGTCGTCCTTAGAAGTCAGTAACGCTGCAGCCACCGCTGGAGAAGTTGAGCGTACATTCTCAGGATTGACGGTAGGAAGATCTTATCAAGTCACCAGTGGTTTTACTTTAAGCACTAGTCCATCTGTTACTTACTCGGTTAAGGACGGTACTACGACGCTAGTCACTGAAACACTTACCGCGACGGGAACCTCTAAAATAGAGTTTATCGCTGCGCAGACCAGTCATACCTTCGAGGTGTTAAACGGTGATTCCGCCGGGACTAATAAAACCATTACCACGTCTATAGAACTATTTGACAAAACTACCGGCGATTTCATTGGGATTAGACTAGACAGCGGAGTCCGCCAATGGACTAAAATCATTGACGTCTTAAGCTCAACACAAGTTAAAAATGTTGACGCACTGAATGGTCCGTCCGCTATTAACAGAAGTGTGTTCACTTTCAGCGCTTTGATTCCTCGCCCGCTTAGAGTCCTACAAGTTAGACGGCAGACCATAGGGCAAAATAATGAAATTGAAGCTGTCAAATGGTCGCGCCAGGAATATTTTGCACAAACCGACAAGGCCTCACAAGGAGATCTGAATAACTGGTATTACTCGCCACAGCTAACAAACGGGATAATTCGTGTCTGGCAAGTCGCTAATGACGTAGACAAAGTCGCTAATTTTACCTATGAACGACCGATTGATATAAACGAGGCGAATTCAGAGACTCCAGATTTTCCCTCAGAATGGTTTTTAGTCTTAAAGACTAATCTTGCTGCATTAATCTCCCTTCAATATGAGGTTCCGGCAAGCCGTAGAAAAGAGATAAAGGCCGAGGCTAAAGAATTATTAGACAACGCTCTGGGATTCGATGAGGAGCCAGAATCTCTAAACGTCCAGCCGGACACGGGGGCCTGATGCCTAGAATAGCCCTACCCTTAGCTTTCGGAACCTTTATAAGTGAAGCTTCACCCCTGATGGATAAGCGTATTGTAAATCTACGGCCCGTCGTTCCAGAGGGTGACGCGGCAACGCCTACAGCTTTATTAGGCACTCCAGGTATAACACAGTTTGCCGATGTGGGCGCTGGAAATAGCCGAGGTGTCCTTGTATTTAATAATGGAATTCCGTATCGAGTCATTGGAAATTCATTATTTTCGTTCACTGCTTTAGGAGTGTCCACGAACCATGGCGCTATAACAGGCGGCAAAGATGTCTCTATGGCAACCAATGGAATTAATATCGCCATTCAAGATCCAGACGGAAGTAGTTATTTCTTCACTCCGGCTACAGGGATATTGGAAGTCAATATTAATGCCGCCTTTCTAAGTTTTGGCCAAGCTAAGACCGTGACGTTTAAAGATGGATTCTATGTCTATACCACTGATACTATTTTCTTCTCATCAAGCACAAAGACTGTAAATGATGGTAAAAATTTCGATGCTCTTGACTTTGCAGATGCAGAGATCTCGCCAGACAAACTTATAGCAGGACATAACAACCATAATCAACTTTACATTATGGGAGAGACTACCGGAGAAGTTTTCCAGACTATAGCAACAAGCGGGTTCCCTTTTGCCAGGGTATCAAATGCAGTTATACAAAAAGGGTGCATTGCACCTAATACGCTTATAGATTTTGACAACGGATTTCTCTTTATGGGAGGGGATGTTGGCGAACTACCGGCAATCTGGAAAGGTGTTGGATCAAACTTCACAAAAATATCGACATCATCCATAGACCAACTACTTCACAACGAGACCGCCGCTACTCTTCAAAATGCCAGGGCTTGGGTTTATGCCAACAGTGGCGGATATTTTGCTGTATTTTCATGGGGAAGCTCCACTTTTACCTATGACGCGACTACCTCTGCGTTATTGGGCAGTCCTCAGTGGCATCAAAGACACACCGGTATCGGTAATGGTGATCAATTTTTCCCATGGCGGGCCATTCACGGGACACTTGCTTTTGGGAAAATACAAGTAGGAGACGATAGAAGCGGAAAGGTCGGGGAACTAGACTCCGATGTCTTCACCGAATACGGGGACAATATTGAAAGAATTGCCTCCACCAAGCCTTTTATTGACAAGCTTGATTATATTTTCAGCCAAGAAATAGAGTTATTTATGGAGACCGGGGTGGGCAATGCTGCCGTCACTGACCCGCAAGTCAGAATGGATTACTCCAACGATGGGTCTGTGACTTTCTCTAATGAGATATCTATCTCAATGGGGAAAGTCGGCGAACGAGAAAGACGTGTTAAGTGGTCAAGACTTGGTCGAATACCTATCACTAGGAGCATAAGGTTTAAGTTTTCAGATCCAGCAAAAGTAAACATCTTTGGCTTATTCGCAAATGCGACGGGGGTGAGTGGTGGCTGAGATATTCAAACCTACACGAGCTGAGCAGTTTTTTGAGTCTATTCCTGAGTTTGATGTGACTAAGTTCGTCATCACTCATCGATGGGCTAATTATCTGGATGATGTCGGGGAAGAACTTAATGAAGTGTCTGCAACTAGTACGGACTCCCTGATTGCGCTAGAAGGCACTACGAATAAAATTATCGGTATAGTCAAAAATGCAGAAAACCAAATTGAGGATTTAACTCAATTTATTTCAGCTTTGAATAGATCAAGAGCAGACATAAAGAACATTGAAAACAGCTTATCGGATTTAAATCAACTTGTGGCTATTCCTGTAACAAGGGCGGTTGAGAATGAAGATTCAACTCAATTTATTGCTGAACTGATAGCGCAAGAAAAATCATTGAGAGCAGAATTATCAACATTAAGACAAAGAGTAGATGACTTGGAGGCACTTCATGCCAATTAAAACCGGAATAGCTGTTGACCCTCAATTAATTGCAAATGCAACGGCGTCGTTGATGCTTGTGCCTGCGGCAGAAAGAAGAGTGATAACAGATGCAATAGCATTCGCAAATGCTAATTGTACGCTGGTTCTGTTTTACCTACCCTCGGGAGGCAGCGCTAGCAACACGACGGAAATTATCACCAGAGCGCTAGTTGCGGATGAAACCTACATTATTTCTGAAATAATTGGCAAAGGGTTTGAAACGGCTGGCGATCTTCAGGGAAATGATGGTGCGAGCGGCGGGGCAGCAGTCAATATACAGATAACGTATACCGAATATAAAGGTGCAAGTGTTTAATGTAAAAATATGTAAAGATTTTGATTATATCTGCGAGGTGATGATTGATGACAAAGAAATGTACGAAAGAGCATCTAACGATTATACAGATCTCGATAAGATAAAAGACTCTTTTGGATCTGTAAGATGGCTGGAGTGCATTAGAGATGGTGAAAGAATAGGGCTAAGCGCAATTAGGGCTGAGTCTGAAATGGTACTTAACATACACATTCATATTCAGAAGCAATTTAGGGGTAAGGGTACATTAGAGATGGGCAAAACTTAGAAAGGCGGCATTAATATTGACTTCCAATATCCCTGTAGCCGGAGTGAAGAAATAACTACTTCCGTCTGGATCTTGAATGGCGATATTAATTCCATTGGTTGCCATAGAGACATCT